GATCGGTGAGGTGTCGGGGCTCGGCTGGGTCGGTGGAGCTGGTGTTAAATCCTTGGATGGGTTGTTGTTGTTGCCAGTCGGTCACCGATACGGGGGCGCGAAACCTTGCCGAAGGTAGAGCGAGCCCACTCGGTAGAGATAAGCAAGCGGTACGGGCAAGGCAGACGGTAGGCGAGCCAAGATACGACCCGCACAGAAAACAAGACCCCTAGGTGTTAAGTTATGTACGGTAGTACTGTATGTACCCACTACAGATATATTTCCTAAAGTGAACCAGATCACTTATTAATGTCCTATTTTGTACCGATATTATAGTGACGTTAGTCACTTTCTGTAAATACTTTATACCATAGGCAGGAAATGAAGTTTTTTTCCTGCCTTATATACAGTAGGGGCGGTAAGTTTGATAGCCCCGTACCGACTCGCTACGGTCACCCTACGCGAGTCCCTAGGACGAGCCCTGACTTACCCCTCGCTACGCTGTAGCTTGCTCGGGAGTTACGGTAACTGATGTCGTGCCAAGCACGACTTTTAATCGGGTGTAGTCTACCTATAACCCAATGAGATTCTAGGAGACCAATGGCTGAGAACTCAGCAGATATAGCAAAGCGAATCATCTTAGGATGTGTAGCTGAGGGTATGACCATTGAACAAGCCTGCCTATCGGCTGGCAAGTCTATGAAGACATACGAGTACTACCGACGTACCGACAAGATCTTTACAGACAAGATTGACCGAACCCGCCTAGGACTAAAGGACAAAGCCTTTGCCTCTGGAGATGTCCACGACATTTCATTTGCCGAGTTCCGCCAACGCTTTCTTAATTCTAAGACCTTCCCCCACCAGCAGAACCTAGTGGATATGATCGAAGGCAACGAGGTTTCCTGGCTACACCCTTCGATGAAGTTTGAACCAGGGCTAGCTAACAACCGTATCCTTATTAACATCCCGCCCAACCACGCCAAGTCCATCACAATCACGGTGGACTACGTAACCTGGCAGGTAGCCCGTAACCCTAACTTTAGAGTGCTGATAGTCTCACAGACCCAGCAACTTGCAGCCGACTTTCTCTACGCCATCAAGCAGCGTTTGACTCACCCAATGTATGAGAACCTTCAAAATGCTTATGCTGCTGGCGTAGGGTTTAACTCTAAGTCTGCCTCCTGGCAGGCTACCCGCATCACCTTTGGTGATGAGCTTCGTGAGTCCAGTGAAAAGGACCCGAACATTGAGGCTGTCGGTATCGGCGGTCAGATCTACGGTAAACGTGCCGATATGATTATTGTAGATGACGCGGTTACCTTAAAAAACGCCAATGAGTTTGAACGCCAGATCAAGTGGCTGACGCAGGACGTACGTTCTCGTCTAAACCCTACTGGTAAATTGATTATCATTGGTACCCGCGTTGCAGCAGTTGACCTCTATAGAGAGCTACGCAACCCAGATCGCTACCCAGGTGGACTCGTGCCTTGGAAGTATCTGGCAATGCCAGCCCTATTGACTACGGACGAAGACCCTGACAAGTGGGAGACCCTCTGGCCTGCAAGTGATGCCCCATTCGATGGGCAAGAAGAATCAGATTTGAATGAGGATGGACTATACCCAAGGTGGAATGGTCGCAACCTCTACAACGAACGTCAAGCTATGGATGCCTCTACGTGGGCGCTTGTCTACCAACAACAAGATATCTCAGATGATGCCATCTTTGATCCAGTATGTGTGCGAGGTTCTATAGATGGAATGCGTAAAGCAGGTCGTTTGGTTCCTGGTCACCCAGGCCATCCGCGTGATGTCAATGGCTTTTCTTTTATTTGTGGTCTTGATCCCGCTATGGTTGGTGATACAGCCGCCGTTTGTTACGCTGTTGATCGGGTTAGCCACAAACGTTATATCGTTGATGCTATTAAAATCACTAGGCCAACGCCTGCTGCGATACGTCAGCTAATCTTTGACTGGACTTCACTGTACAACCCTAGTGAATGGATCGTTGAGAAGAATGCCTTCCAATCATTCCTTACGCAAGACGAAGGCATCCGTGCCAACCTTGCATCAAGAGGTGTGTTACTGCGAGAGCATCACACGGGTAACAACAAGTGGGACTCGGGTTTCGGTGTTGCGTCTATGTCAACATTGTTTGGCACCAAGCAGCACGATGGAAAGCACCACCGCGACAATTTAATTCATATGCCTAGTGACCAAACGGAAAACATTAAGGCAATGATTGAGCAGTTAATTACCTGGTCACCTACTACAAAGGGTAAGACCGATATGGTGATGGCTCTGTGGTTCTGTGAGATCCGCGCACGTGAGATGCTCAACCAAGGTATCCACGCTACCCACCATATGAAAAATCCTTTCCTGTCTCGTTACGAACAGGGCAAGCGAACAGTTATCAACATTGATGAACTGCTCGCAGAACAAGAACGCACATTCATCTAAGGAGACAACAATGGCATCAGCAAAGAAGCCTGCACCTAAAAAGGGTTCAGTAGCAAAGACATTTGACCCTAAGAAGTTACAGCCAAAAATGACCAAGCAAGATGCAGCAATGAAGAAGATTCTTGAAAAGAAAAACGGCAAGATTTATGGCTAAGACAGCAAAACCAACCAAGCAACAAATTGCTCAAGGTAAGGCACGTGCTGGTGGAAACAACCCAGTTGATGTTACTAATGCCGAACTAAAGAAGCTTGCCAATGGTGTTGTGACTGCTGTTTCAATTGTTGCACCAGGTGCGGCAATTAGAGATGCGGTTCTTCTTGCTAAAGCAATTAAGGCTGGTAAGTTAACAAAAGATACTATTCGTGCTGCTGAAGTATCTAAACTTCAGAAAGCTGCTCAAGAAAAGCCTTACGTTAGAAACTACCGTGGTACTCAGGCAAAAGATGCTGACATTACTACTACTCGTGGCTCAAAGAAAACAACACTGCCTGCTGGAACAAAAGCAAAGATTGCTAAGGTAATTGAGCCAAACGCACCTAAGACAGTTGCTGCACGTGAAGCACGTTCTGGTGCAAGAATCAAGTCTGCAGATGAAGCGATTAAACAAAACATTAGAAATCGCCAAGGCAAACTGGCTCGTTCAACCGCAGCAGCAGTTGCTGGTTCAACAAACCTAAAACCAAAAAAGAAGTAAGGACCCCACATTGTTATCAACTAAAGAGGTAGTAGCGAAAGTAGCACGTCTACAAACACGCTACTCAGCACGTGACCAGAGAATGCGTGATGTTCTCTCAGTGCGCCAGGGAGACATCTCAAAGGTTTACCCTGCGATGTTTTCTGAGGAATATCCAAAGCCTCTCGTTGCTAACTTCGTAGATGTCGCAGCACGTGACCTAGCAGAAGTAATGGCACCACTGCCATCATTTAACTGCGCTGCTACCAATATGGTTTCAGACTCTGCACGTAAAGCTGCAGATACACGTACACGCATTGCAAATTTTTTCGTCACTGGATCTGAACTACAAATTCAGATGTACACAGGTGCTGACTGGTTCAACACCTACGGTATGTTGCCAGCGATTATCGAGATGGACTATGAAACCAATAATCCGAGAATACGTCTGCTTAATCCTTTTGGTGTATATCCTGAAGTTGATCGCTTTGGTCGTACCATCTCGATCTCGCAAATAATTGAGACAGATGCAGAAAGCCTTGCAGCTCAGTACCCAGAGTTTGCTAATCAGATTATGCCTAATAACCAATACGGTCAAGGCTCACCTTATGTATCTCTAGTTCGCTACCACGACAAAGACCAGGATCTTATCTTCTTACCTGAGCGTAAGAACTTAGTTCTATCTAATACACCTAACCCAGTAGGCAAGTGCCTAGCAGGTGTAGCAATGCGTTCATCTATTGATGGTGAAGCACGTGGACAGTTTGATGATATCTTGTCAGTGCAACTTGCTCGTGCTCGCTTTGCAGTATTGCAGATCCAAGCAGCAGAGAAATCTATTCAAGCACCTATTGCTATCCCACAAGATGTGCAAGAACTTGCGTTGGGTCCTGATGCGATTATGCGTTCTGCAAATCCTCAAGGTATCCGTCGCGTTCCGCTAGAGCTACCACCTGGAGTCTTTACAGAGTCTGGCGTACTTGAGCGCGAACTACGTACAGGTGCTCGTTACCCTGAGACTCGTTCAGGCAACATTGACGCATCTATCGTCACAGGTCGTGGCGTACAAGCACTACAGGCTGGCTTTGACACACAGATCAAAGCAGCACAAGCACAATTTGCTCGTCTCTTTACTGACCTAGTATCACTATGTTTTGAAGTAGACGAGAAGATCTTTGGCAATATGACCAAGGAAATCAAGGGCGTTGACGACGGTACTCCATTCAATATGAAGTACATTCCATCAAAGCAGATTGCAGGTAACTACGGCGTAGATGTCCGTTACGGCATTATGTCTGGTATGGATCCAAACCGTGCAATCATCGCTCTACTACAAATGCGTTCAGACAAGCTCGTATCTCGTGACTATGTACGTCGTGAGATTCCTATGGAGCTTAATGTGACGCAGGAGGAACAACGTGTTGATATCGAAGAAATGCGCGATTCTCTGCGGGTGGCTGTTGCTCAGTATGCTCAGGCCATTCCAGCGTTGGCAGCGCAAGGTCAAGACCCTAGTGAGATTATCACCCGTATTGCAGAAGTTATCCAAGGCCGTCAAAAGGGTCTTCAATTAGAAACAGTTATCGGTAAAGCGTTTGCGCCTAAAGAACAACCAGCAGCCCCAGAGATGCCTATGATACCAGGGGGATTAGGAACTCCAGCAGCAGGTGCGGCCCCCGTAGGTGCCTCGCAGCCAACTCCAGAACAAGGCGGAGCGGCCCCTGCTGCTGGTCAAGAACAACGTCCAGATATAGCAACCCTGCTAGCTTCTATTAGCGGCGCAGCATAACCGAGGGAGGTGTAAAATGAATCAAGGATCACGTGCAGCAGCACCTATGTCAAAGCCTGTTGAGGGCAAGAAGGATACTTCCAAGCCAGCAGGACCAGGCAAGGTAGTACCATCAATGATGCCAGCAGGTCGTAGAGGAACTTCTGTAAAGAAGGGCTAAACAAATTTTACTTAACGGAGGTACTGGGCGTGGATAACAATAACAACGATGTTCCACGTCCAGTACACTTCGCTGATTTTTTAGTAGCGCTTTCAGGTTTCGTACATAACATAGCAAGTTCTGTACATACATTTACTGAAGAAATAATGGAGATAGCGGTGTACAATGCTAATCGCCAGTCTAAGGTAAACAAAGTATGGGAACAATTTTCAAACGATTTAGAAACGATAGAGGAGGATACCGATGGTAGATAGCCCATTACAAATTGGTGGTCCAGGTAAGTTCTCCGTACGTGAAGATTTACCACCGTCACAAAACTACGGTGATCGCAAGGCAATGGCAGAAGATATTGCAGGTGCTCCAACAACTGCTAAGCCTTCTGCAACTCCAGCACCCGCTGCTGATATTCGCGCCGCTGCTGCAAACCAACAACCATTAACTCCACTGTTTGCCGACTCAGCCCGTCCAGGTGAAGACATTATGGCAGGCAATAAGTTAGGACCTGGTCCTGGACCAGAAGTATTAGGTATGAGGCCACAACAGGAATCTTTATCTCAGATCCTTGCAACAATGCTTCCCTACGATACTAATGGAGAAATCGCAGCTCTCTACGAGCAAGCCCAATCCAGAGGACTTTAATGGGTCAGAACCTTAATAAAGGAAACATTTACCAAGCTGCACAACAAGCTGGTCTTAATCCATCTCAGAAGAATCAGATCAATGCGCTATCTGATATGTACTCAACACACGTACAGCTTTCTAATCTACCTGCACAGGTGGGTTCATATCAGTTCTCACAATTAGATCCTGATAAGCAAAAGAAGATGGCAGAGTTCTTCGGTGGCGAAGATGACGCATCACCACGTCGTGGTTGGATCGGTCAGGCTGCTTATATTATTTCACGTCCTGTTGTTGAACCAGTTAAAGCAATCTTTAATGCAGCTAACTGGGCATCAGATCAAGTAACACGTACTTACCGTACTGGTGTTATTGCTGGCACACAAGGCGTAGACCTTGCAGATGCTTGGAAGAAGTCTGGCGCTAATGGCGAAATGTCCTTTGACCCAGGTCGTATTCAAAAGGCAATGACTACGTACGGTCAAGATTACGTATACGTTGCACAACAAATTTCCGCTGGTATCCCATTGCCTAAGATTCTTGCTACAGCGCAGAATCCAAATCAAAAGGCATTAGTCTCTAAGGCATCACAGCCTGGTGGAGACAACCTAATGAACGAGGTAGTAGCAAAGGTTAACGCTGCTAAGTACTCTCCAGGTCGCCAGCTTGCTAACGCTTTTCTTCCAAGAGATCTTGAAGGTAAGAGCGGTCTTTACACTTGGATCTCAGGAACAACAGATGCAGCTTTCCGTATCATTGCAGACCCAACGCTTCTTCTTGGTAAGGCTAACAAAGCATACCAAGCATCTAACTATGCGTTGAAGAACACAATTGGCACAGCAGAGAAAGTAGAATTTTCTTTTGCTAAGCCTGGTGTTGCTCGCTTCTGGGATGATTACACAAAGACTTTGACGCAATATCGTGATGCACGTCGCAATAACGACGGATTAGCAGTCGGAGAATCTGTTGGTCGCCTTCGTCGCCTGAATCCAGCCTTTGGACCTAATGGAGTAGACAGCGAACTCATTAAGTTTGCTGACCAAGACTTCGGTGGGATCCTTGATGTCAATACAGCTAAGGCATTTCTATCAAATGCAGAGCGTATTGAACCGATATTCTATGGACAGCCTGGATTCCAGGTTAAGATTATGCCTCGCTTGAGTCCTGTTCGTCGTGCAGTGCTTGATTCTTATACAAAAGCAGATCGTAAGTTCAACCTTAATGAAGACAGTGCAAACTTTTTACGCAATATCGCATTTGATGAGGCAGACATCCGTGGCATTCCTGTACAGCAGGCTGCAATTGAGTCACTTGCTGGTCGTCCAGGCGAAACTGCTATCGAAGCAGGTAAGCGCACCGCTGAACGCTTGAACAAGTCTGAAGTAAATTACGATAAGTTTTCTGTCTATGGCATTAACAAGCGTTTAGATAACCT